TAAAAGGTTATGATTTCTAAAATAAAAGAGATAGCACAGGCTTGGATTATTTCTGCTAGCCCATCACCAGCACAAAAAAAGTTAGCAGAGGCTAGATATAGTGTTTGTATTAATTGTGTACATTATAGAGAAAAAAGACCAATAACAGGAGAAGAATATTGTAGTGATTGTGGTTGTACACTCTCTGCAAAAATTTTTACTACTGCAACCTATATGGCCGATAGTAAAAGTTGTCCATTGGATAAATGGAAAGAAGTTGAAGATTTATATTGGCCCAATACACAAAAGGGTAAAAAATCTATATTATAATGATTGAGGTAATTTCACCTATCCAAAAATTAGAATTAAGATATTTTGGAGAAAAAAAAGGTTATGGCGTTTTTACATTAAATGATATAAAAAAAGACGAAAAAATAGAAATATGTTATTGTATTGATTTAGAAACATCACCCCAATCAATGTGGAGAAAATGGAAATATTGGAATAGAGAATTTAAAAAACCAGTATTGGCATTGGGGTATGGGTCTATATATAATCACTCATATACTCCAAACATTCATTATTATTTTGAGTCTGATTACATATTAGTTATGTATGCATTACGAGATATTAAAGAGGGTGAAGAATTATGTCATGATTATGGTCAAAATTATTTTAAAGTATTTCCAACTAATATTATATGAAAATTTATGTGCATCATTACTATACTAAATCGTTATTTTATAAATTAGCACATAATACAACGAATAGAATATTTAACATTCAAAATGAAATTGGCCATATTAAATGTAATTATAAAAATTTAGAATTAGAATTTATATTTAATCCCGAATTAAATGATAATGACGATGGATTTCATTTAATTGATTTTTTAACGATACTTTCACAATTAAACAAAGATAATAAATTTAATTCAATAGATTGTTTTAATAAAAAAAAAGGTGAAGATTCACATAGAGGTAAATGGGGTGCAGAATTCGGTGTAAACGATGTACCAATAATGAAATGGATAGCCGATACATTACAAAACAAAAAAGATTGGTTAGTATGTTTGTTTAGAACAGAAAAGTCATTTGTAAAATATGATGGCATATCCTATTATCCAATACAGGAGTTAGAAACACAAATAAATAGATTAACTAATCACAAATTAATAACTGATAATTTTTTTATAAATGATATCATTGAACAAAATTATCCAAATCATTATTTTGCTTTAACAAATACAATACATGAATGGAATGATTTATTATCCATTCGTTGGTATTATGAATTTAAAAACATTTTTGAAAAATTAAAACAACCATATGATTTGTGTTTCTCAATGAGATATCATAAGAGAAATAGAACTCATATAATAAATGGTTTAAGTAATTTAAATAATCCAAAAATTTACCTATCAAGGGTTGATAATTGTGTAAATAATGAATACTCAATTTATTCAAAAGAAATTAAAAATAATAATATAAATTTTAATATAACAAATGGTAATGATTTTGATGATATAAGTTGGATTGAAAATATAGAACACTATTTAGATTACTTAATGAGAATTTTACCAATGTCTAAAATGCACATTTTATCAGAAACATGGGACTGGGTACCTGGAAACTTAACATCAAATTATTTGTCTGAAAAAACTTATGGTTTTGCATTAGCAAATATTCCATTCATTTCAACACATTCTTATCCAATGGAAATATTACAAAAAATGTTAAATATAGAACCACACCCATTTTATGAAGAATCAAAAAAGTGTAATGGAAAACCACATTTATTTATAAAATTTGTAGAAAACTTTATGGAAAATTTTGAAATTAATTATAATTTGTGTATATTGTGGTCTAATATTTGTCATCAAAAATTAATTGAAAAAATAAATAATGAAAATTCATTTTTAGATTTAATTAATATAGATTTTAAAAAAGAAAGAAAAATTATAAAAAAAACATTAATATAAAAATGTTAGTTAACAATAAATTTTATTTTATAAGTTTACCTAGATGTGCATCCACTTCTTTTATGATATCTTGTATAAAAAATAAACTAAAGATAAATCATATAGATGAGGTAGTCGACAATCAATTAGATAATATGGTTGATTGGGAAAAAATGTCCAATGAGTCACTTGCTGATTCATTATTACATGGACATGAACCATTATATAATTTAGAAAATAAATTTGGAAATAATTTCCCCATAATAACAATTAGAAGAAATAGACATGAAAGATTTATATCATTATGGAAACATATCATAGATGAATCATATAGAACAAATGATATGAACACATTTGAAATTTTACAAAAACTAAAAGTAGATGATATTCTATTTTTTAATAGTCAAGATATTTTTGATGATGAAAAACGTTCAATAATGATTAAAACATTTTTAGAAAAAAATAACCTAACCGATGCTTCTATTTATTTTAAAATGGTATTTTCAACAATATTAATAAGGCCGTATTCATTTTATCATCACCACGATGATAGAATAATATGGTTTGATTTTGATAAATTATATGAATTAGAAGATTGGGTTTCAAATATTTTAAATATAGATTTTAAATTAGAAAAAATAAATTCAAGTCAACATTTTGATTGTGCATTAAAATTGGATGATTATTTTATTGAAAAATATAATAAAATATATGATGTGTATGATTTTAGGAAGGAATTAAAAACAATAATCTAAACATTATGGAGAGAATATTTTTTAATAATGAAATTGTTTATTATAAAGTACAATATATTCCACTAACAAATAAAGATATATTGATTAATCATATTAATAAATTAATAGAATTACAAGAAGAAACAGCTATAAATGATGGGTATGATATAAATATTGATGATGATTTAATTATAGACATAATTGAATTTGGTATAGACAAATGTAAGGAATTATATTTAGAGAATGGAAATAATGTTGAAACAATTTTACATGATTTGTGGTTAAATAGAGTAAGAAAATATAGTGAACAATTACAAGCAACTACTTTAAAAAATCCTATTTTTCATAATCACAAGACATTAAATGAACAAAGAAATATATTCATACCCGATTATACATTTGTTTATTATCTTCAAATGCAAAATAATCTGACAGGTAATGAAGGACATCTGATGATTAAAAATAAATCAGGTGAGATATATTCATTTTTACCGGAAGAAAATGATTTGATAATAATGGGTGGTGATGTACCACATTCACCTGTTCCAGCGGCCAATAATACAAAAGATAGATTAGTAATTGCAGGAAATGTTAGTTTTAAATATCATAAAAAAAAGATAATATAAATGATACAAGTTATTGATAATATTTTGAATGAAACCGAATTAAATGAATTAGATTTTATTTGTAATAATTTTTATACACACATTAAACCAGTGGTATTACCAAACGGTAATTTTAATTCTTATTATAGAAATCATATAAATAAGGAAACATCATTATTAGATTTTCAAAAAAGAATAGTAGATAAAATTCAATCTAATTTATTTTTACAAAGTAATATCATTGATATGTGGATAAATAAAATAACCAATGAAACAAATCAAAATGATAAATTTCATAAAGATATTTCGGATTTATCAGTTGTTATTTTTTTAAATGATAATATAATTGGTGGTGAATTAATGTATGAGTTAGATGATGAAATTTATAATATAAAACCTAAAAAAAATACTGCAATTATTATGGATAATAAACTATCACATAAAGTATCTCCAGTATATGAAGGTATTAGATACACTTTTGTAATCTTTTTAGATACAATAAAAAAAAATAAAAAAACAATAATATAAGACATTGCAATACTATCAATTAAATAAAGAAGATTATGTTATAGAAAAACAATTACATATTGAAAGATTGGAATTGGATAACATAATTACGTTAGAATATTTTACACCTAATATACAATTTTTAATAGATTCATTTAATAAAGAATATCAATGGGATGGTATGTTTGATATTGAGGAAGTTAAGAATAGAATTATCAACGGACATATATTATTTATATTATACTATGATAATCAACCAATCGGTTATGTTTGGTTTAAAAAGTTGGATGATACTACATGCTTTGGTTATAATCTATATGTAACAAAACAAATAGAAAGACCGAAGGATTCACCCAAATGGTTTTACAATAAAGTAAGTGGTATTATGTTGGAAAAATATAATAATATCAATGTCGAAATAGAAGATTGGAATAAAGTTGTGTTTGATTTGGTTGAAAGTATTGGTTATAAAGAAATATAATATGAACACACTATGGACATTTGGGGATAGTTTTACCGAAGGACATGGTTGTCGTATTGAAGATGAATATTATAAAAATTATTGGAAATTAGGAGATAAAATATGGCCGGTTTGGTTAAGTGAATTGTTAGATGTTAATTTAATAAATTGTGGAGTGGGTGGTTATTCAAACGATATGATACTTGATTCCATAATCGATAATTGGTTACAAATTAAAAAAAATGACTATGTGTTTATTGGGTTTACTTACCCACATAGATTTGATGTTCCAATTGACAATAAATTAAAATCAATTGTACATGATTTTAAAGACGCAAATTTAAAAAAAGAAGAAATTGAAACAATCATAAATTTTCAACATTATTTTTCAGATAACATATTGTATCAAGATAGACAAATGAAAAGATTTAAATGGATTAAAGAATTATTAATTTCAAAAGGTTGTAAATTGGTTGTTTTATGGGACGTTCAAATTGATATAAAAAATTTAGAAACCATTACAGGAGTTACTAATCAAAATATAATAGATGGACATCTTTCATATAATTCTCATAAAATGTTAGCTATGCAATTTTATAAAAAGTATATAAAAAAAGATTTAATTTAAATTGTTGATTATCAATGAGTTATAACAAATACCTTAAAATAGTTGGTAATGTCAAATATTTGTCGTATATTAGAGTATTATAAACAATTAAACTCTAAATTATGAAACTAAAGACAGAACAAGAATTACAAGCAAACTACGATAGATTTATCGGAATTATTAAAAAATATTTTACAGGAGAAAGATTGGAAAAATTACTCCATATGTATTCCGAAGAAGAATTGGGTGTTAACCTTACACTATCCGCTGCATCCGGCTCAAAACACTATCATAACGCATATATAGGTGGGTATATTGACCACATCTTTAATGTATGTAAGAACGCCCTTAAAATGAGAGACCTGTTCGTATTGCAAGGTGGAGAGATTGATTTTACCGAAGAAGAATTGATATTTAGTTGTCTACATCATGATTTAGGAAAATTGGGTGTTAAAGGTGAATTACATTATTTACCAAACCAAGAAGAATGGTCTCAAAAGAAATACGGAACTTTATTTGTTCGTAATGAAAATATTCCATATATGACTTTAACGGATAGAACTTTCTTTACTCTTAATCACTATGGTATTCAGTATAATGAGAAAGAATATTTTGCAATCAAACTTACCGATGGTATGTATGACGAAGATAATCAAAAGTATTTAGCAGGTCACGACTTAAAGAAACAATTAGTTTATAAGTTACAATTTATCATGCATTGGGCAGACCATATGTCAACAATCATCGAAAGACAAGATAACGTAATTTAATGACACAATTTCCGATTTGTAATAAAGTTAGGGTAGTTTTGTCATAACTTTGTAACAAAATAAAGGATGGTATAGTATTTGAACTATATACAATATTATTAACAAAAAAACATTTATATTATGATGATTAATGAATTTGACAGATTATTAAACGATTGGTTTGCAGAGGATGCATACCAAAACTGGACATCGGCTAGAAAAACAACAACCTATGTTCCAAACAAATTTGCAGTAGATATTAAAGATGAATCTGCAACAATTGCTTTATCGGTATTAGGGCACAACCCAGACGATATTGAAATTAATTGTTTTGAGGACAAAATTGAAATTAAAGCTAAAAAGACACATGAGGATATAGAACATCCCTTTAATCAATTGGTTTCGGACATTGAAGAAAGAATCCAAATAGGTAAAAACTTCGATGGTAGAAACGCAAAAGCTGAGATTAAAAATGGTATTCTCTTAATTACTCTTGAAAGAAAAGAAGAGTCCAAACCAAAAAAATTAACCTTAAAAGTTGGTTAATTCAGTTATTTTTCGTATATTACAAAGGTAGGAGATTAAACACTTCTACCTTTTTTTATTAAACAAACATTATGATAAAACATTTAATTACAGGAGGATGCAGTTTTAGTCATTGTCACAATCCGGATGAAAGTTGGATAGGATTTTTAGCAGATAAATTGAAATCTGAAAATGAAAATTTAACAATAAATCATACGGGTTATTTAAGTCAAGGCCAGGAACTTATTCAAAAGAAAGTTATGCTGGCCATTATGGAAGCTTTAGAAAGTGGATTACAACCCAATGAAATAATGATAGTGGTAATGTGGAGTGGTACTTTTAGAAAAGCTTGGTATATAGACAATCCAATTATTATAAAACAAATGACCGATTTATGGCCTAATTTTGAAGGTGGAATGTCTAGTCAATTTTTAGACTTAAAGAATAGAAACGCAGAACATCCCAATTATTTTGAAACAAAGGGTGGTAGTAAATTTGCATATAATCCAGAAGGTGGTTGGTATTTTACAGTAAACGGAAGTGATTGTCAAATGGAGTTTGTTCAACAACATTATATATTAGATGGGTGGATGTCAGCTGGTGTTGGTAAAGTCCATAATAGCATTGAAAATATGATTATGTTACAAAACTTTTGTAAATTAAAAGGTGTTAATTTTTATCAACAATTTTTTATGGATTCCGTATTTGAAGATATTGAAAATAACAAAAACCATCAAATAATAAATTATTTATATAAACAATTAGATGAAACTACTATCTTAAAAAATGGCATGTTTGAATACTTACATACTTTATTAAACATAGATAGAAAAGAGTCGACAAATGTATCACATTCCGAAAGAATTAGATTAGATGAAAACACAGGATACTTTAGTAAAGATGGATTTCACCCTAGTAAATTTGGAGCAGAACTATGGTGTAAAAACATATTATTCCCCTTTTTAGAAAAATAAATATTTATAGATATGATATACAACGAAAAAATACAAACGTTATTAGAATCTTTAGACGGAAAGTTGAGGATTTTGCAAAATGTTATTAACGGAGCTCAACAAATTACACCTTCTCAAGCAATCGAAGTTTTAGAAGATTCAAGGAAGATTGTAGAAAGAGTTACAGAATTAACACGAATTAATAGATAATATGAATTGGCTTAAATGGTTAGTCGGATTTTCTGCACTAATTATCGCCGGATGTGCAGCATTTTTCTCCGTAACTGGTTTAGGGGTATTATTTAGTGGTGCCTCAACCGCAGTAATGGTAATGGCTAGTTCATTGGAATTTGCCAAATTAGTTGCAGCAACTTATCTTAAACAAAAATGGGATGAGATTCAGGGATTTAATAAGTGGTATTTGGTCTCTGCAGTCGCATTACTAATGCTAATCACATCTGCAGGTATATTTGGTTACCTATCTAACGCTTTTCAGGCACAATCACTTAAACTACAACAGGTAGATAGGGAAATTATGGTACATTCTACCAAAATTGACCAAAATACTATTCAAATTACACAATTATCAACACAAATTAGTGAGTTTAATAAGAACCAAGGAAAAATATTAGATGGTGGTAAGGTAAATTCTCGTCTTATTCGTTCAATAGACAATAGAGATAAGGAAATTGCTAAAATTAACAAAAAAATTAGTGATTTACAAGACCAAACCGCTAAAGAGAACGAAAAAATCAATGAAATTAAGACTTCTAACATAGATTTGGAGAAAGAGGTCGGTGGTTTTCGGTTTGTAGCGGAAGCATTCGGTATAGAACTGAAAAATGTTGTAAAATTCTTTATATTTTTGATTGTAATAGTGTTTGACCCATTAGCAGTAGCATTAATTATTGCATTTAATGGTATGGTTGGTGATAAAAAACACAAACAAAGACAACTTTTGGGTGAAATAATGGAAAATGATGAAAAATTGGGTTTATATGATAATTTGGATGATTTAATGGAAGAAAACTACAAAAATTACGAAGTTTACGGAGATAGTGGAAAATATTCTACAAAAGAGGATGAAAATGAACTTATAGTAGAAAATATTCTTAACGAAAACAAAGAAAATGAGAATTACAAAGAAAATGAAAATTCAATTGTTAGGATTCCTATTGACTTGGATGGTGATGGAACAATTGATGGTTATGATACGAATAATGATGGAATTATAGATGAATGGTCTATCAACGGTCATGCGGAAAGAGCATCGGGTGCAAGAAGTTTATTACCATATTATGCAAGGGCCGATTTTGATTGGGATGATAAGTCAAAATGGATAAATGACCAAAATGCAATAAATTATTGGTTAAAATACAAAAAACCCCAACAAGACGATTTAATTAAAACTTATTAATTATTTGGTATTGTAAAATTATTTTCGTATATTACAAATATGAAAAAATACGCATTATTTATAGGAAGGTGGCAAACGTGGCATAAAGGTCATGAGTGGTTAATAAATCAACAATTAGAGAAAGGAAAAAATTGTTGGGTAGCAATTAGAGATGTTTCACAAGATGAGAATAATCCAAAATCAGCACAAGAAGTTTTAAAAGAATTACAACAAGAACCATTTTTCACAAACAATTGGGATAAAATTATGATATCAATTATTCCAGA